GATGGTCGGCTTCATTCCCTCGATGCCGGCCACCTCGACAACGATGGCAGATACGACACGGGCCGCGATGGCGTCCAGCGCGTTCAGGGCGGCTTGTGCGCCGACGAGGTCGCCAGAGACGCGACACTCCCGCACACGCGCCCATTGCGCCTGCGTCTCAGCATTAAAAAGACGTCTATCTGCGTCAGCGACTACCTGCATCGTGACGAGAATACCCTCCAGCGCCGGGTCTGGCTCGTAGGGGCCGACCTCTTCCAGCGCGTTGCCCTCCGTCAACTCCGCCAGCATCCGCGCCTCACGGGCCAGCTTGGCGCTGTCGCGGTCTGTGAGGGCCAGAGAGACGCCAGCGACCGCTTCAGTGACCTGCTTCCAGTCCGTGCTGTCGTCGAGCGGCACACGCCGTTTGCGGCGTCCCTCAATCTGCGCTTTGCGGGCCTCACGATAGGCGTCGTGCGCCTCACGCAAGACGTCTTGCAGGGGGACGGGTGTGCCACGGGTGCCGGGATAAATCAGGAGAGCAGGCATGTATGCGCCTCATGTGAGGGGGTTTGCGCGGCGATATCACACGCGCTGCGGGACGTCGACAATCGTCAGGGTGCCCGACAGCACGGGCAGATTCTCGTCGACGTCGGACACCCAGACCTCATAGACCCATCGGCCGGGCTGAAGTGCGCCAGCGTAGTCTGCCGCCGCGAACGTGAACGTGGCCTCGCCCGTCGCCGGGGAGACGACCGTCCCAGACTTCGCCAGTTGGCCCTGAGCGCGAACAACCATCGTGACCGTGTATCCGGTCAGGTTGAACGCTCCGCCGCCGCTGGCGTTGATTTGGAGCGTTACGGTCTGGGTGTGGCCCTGTTTGATCGATAGCGCCGTCATGGTGACACCTGTGCGGTGAGAGTGAGGCCGGCTGGGACGGAGCCGGTGAGAGATTGCGCGGCTGGGATGATGCCGCCGGCCGCCAGCGTAGCAGGCACGGTGCCCATCGCCGACAGCGATGTTGCGATGTTGCCTGTTGCAGGCAACATCGCAGGCACGATGCCGAGGAGCATCGCCGGCTTGTTCGTGGCCCAAATGGCGATGCCGTCGAGGGTGATAGCGCCAGTGCCGCTATTGGCTGGGACGGTGCCCGTGCCGGCGACGGCAGCATCGTCGAGGGCGACGACGCCGGAAGCAAAGACCACCGCTGCAACGTCGCCAGTGCAAGAGACAGCGTCGAGGGTGATAGCGCCCGTGCCGAACACGACAGCGGCGACGGTGCCCGTCGATGTGACGGCGTCGAGTGTGATTGCGCCCGTGCTGGCGACGACGGGCGAGCCAGCGCCGGCTACCGTGACGCTGTCGAGGGTGACAGCGCCGGACCCGACAACCACTGGGGAGCCGGTGCCTGCAACGGTGACGGCATCCAGCGTGATAGCGCCAGTGCCGTCGATGGATGACGCACCGACGTCGCCCGACCCTGCGACGGTGACGGTGTCGAGAGTGACCGCGCCCGTGCCGAAGACGACGTCGGAGACGACGCCAGTGCAGGCGACGTCGTCCAGGGTGATGGAGCCGGTGGCGACGTGTGTTTGCTGGCCGCCACCAGAGAACGCCACCGTGTCGAGGGTGACTGCCCCGCTGGCGACGATGACGGGCGAACCGCTTGCGGAGACAGTGACGCTGTCCAGCGTGACAGCGCCGGTCGCGACGTGTGTTTGCGATCCGCTGCCAGCCGAGACGACGGTGTCGAGAGTGACTGCACCTGTCGCGACGTGCGTCTGCTGGCCACTGCCCGAGACGGCGACGGTGTCGAGGGTGATCGTGCCGCTTGCGTTGACGCCGCCGCCGCCGACTGTCGCGCTACCGCTGACGACCGCGCTGCCGAGCGTGATCGCGCTCGCCTCTTCGAGATTGATCGGCGGATTCGGGTCGTGGCCGGTGGGCGTCGTTGCCCACTGCGTCTGCGCCCACGATTGGACGACAAGGCCGTTGCCGGAAATCTGATGCACGGCCTCGACCTCCTACGTCAGACTAGCCCGACGCCGTCGCGAACATCCCGGTGAAAGTCGCCGCCGTCGTCGACGAGCAGTTGACGTCGAGAAACGCAAGGCAAGCGTCGTCGAAGATGCGCGTCAGATTGAATGCCGTGTTGATGCCGTCGACGATGGTCAACATGTTCGTCACGACAGCCGGCATAAACGCAATCGGATGCCCGATGACGAATGCCACCGTGCCTGTCACCGAGGCGGAGCACTGCATCTGCGTCAGAGTGCGGATGCCGTTGTCGCCGGTCGCAAGCGGTGCGAACCACTGACCGACGGGATGATCGAGGCGGTTGACGATGTTGCTGGCGTTGCCCGTCAGCGACGGCAGCGTCGCGGCGTTGCCGTTGTGGTCGGTGTAGGTGCAGACGGTCCAGTTGTGAGCCGTCGCACCGAGGGCCACTTGCGTTTCGATGAAGAGAAAGTTCCCGTCGGCGGAATCCGGCTGGTCATCGGCAGTGTTTTGGTACCGCGTCGGGACGCCGGAAACGGTTTCCGTCGCCACCGAAGACATGGTCTTATTGACTTCAAAGAGACGGTCATAGAGCAGCAACGTGCGCGGTGCCGTCGATGACAGCACGTCGCCTCGCACGAAGTGCTGCGTGTCTGGCGACGTCGGGTTGACGAAGAAGAACGCCCCTTGCGTCGTGTCATTCAACGCCGCGCCACCGGGAGCATTCGCCGCAGCGTTGCCTGCAGGGGGATAGGTGCCGACGCGCCACATGGTGTTGGTTCCGCCTGTGACCGACGCGCTCCCCTGCTTCTGGTAGATGAAGTCCTTGCGCTTGCCGAAGTTTGACACCTCGTTGATGAGGTCGCTCAGCGACGAGAACCCATGCATCCGGTGACGCTTGGCGACCTTGCCGATGGCGTGATCAACACGCTCGACGCATCGCTCGGCCAAAGACATGAAGTCGCCGCCGTCGATGCGACCGACGAAGTCGCCACCGCGACCGCACCACACACCGCCTGCACCGGGAACGCCATTGATGAGGATGGGGCGCTTGCCGTGCCAGTCGCGCATGGACCCCGAGATGTGCTCCACCTGGTCCGCGCCAAGCCATCGCTCCAGCTTGCTTGCGTTGGTACTGCGTCGTGCGATCACGTTGGCCATGTCGTCGTCCTCTCAGGTGCAGACTTCGCCGGCATAGATGCCGACATTAGCGGGCGGTTCCGTCGTCGTCGACGTGGGGCTTGAGCCGTGGCCATCAAGCCAGAACCCGACAACGTGGGCGCATTTGACGCAACGCCAGAACGCTTTGCTCTCGACGTCGGCCTCGCCAGCGGGAGCCGTCGCCGACTCCCACTGTGCGTGACCGAGGTTGAGCGCGGGATCGACGTCGTGCATCAGTTGTTTCCGTCGGTGATGGTCAGCGACGTGACCTGCACCGGCTGGCCCGAGACGATGGACAGCGTCGTCAGGTTGAGATCTGACCCCGACGTGCCGCAGTCACCATCGCACACGAAGGTGCCCGTGCTGTCGACGAGATAGAAGAACGCCGCCGTTCCGGTGGCGTTCGCGCTCGTGTCGGAGAACGGCGTCGTGAACGTCAGCACACCCGACGACGACGAGCCGCACGGGTCGGCGCACGTCAACTCGGCGAGCAGAGCGCCGGCTGGGGTGCTGCCCTTCGTCGGCTTGCTGCCGGCGTAGATGCGAAGCAGGCCAGCGCCAGCGCCAGCGTCGACGGCGATACGGATCTCATCGACACGAAGATTTCGGACGGTGTTTGCGATACGGACGGCCATAGGTCACCCCACAGAGAGGATAGCAGGAAGAGCGCCGGTACCGGTGGCAACGACGCGAGCAACGGTGAGGCCGTCGACGTGCTGCGTGGTCACCACGCAATCAGCCTCGGGCATGTATGCGTACATCACGGCCCCGATCTCGGTGCCGACCTGGAGTGACACCTTGCGGGTCACCGACACGTCGCCAGCGGCGTCGCTGTCGCCGATGAGGTCGTTCAGCGTCGGGCTTCCCGCGCTGTCCTGCAACTCGCCAGCGAGGTTGGCGTCGCCGACGTAGATGGAGAACTCCATCGTGAACGTCTTGCCGTCGCCAGTGCCGCTCACGCCACCGACACGACCGTTCGTGCGCGTCGACGCAACGCGAGGCGTCGTCGCCGCGCTGTAGTTGATCGTCAAGTCGCGGGCGATGACGTCGTTGCCGGCGAACCACATGCGGCAGGCGTCGACGACGATGGGGTTGCCCGACACGGGCTCGGCATGGGCCGGGTTGGCCTCTGCAACGTCGCTGAACGACGTCGGGGAGAAGACCGAGGTCATGCCGACAAGGCCGGCATTCGGCAGGGCAAGCGCCATCGACATCGGCATGCAGCCGAAATAGTCGCGCCGCCAGTCCTCACCCTCGGCGGCGAACATCGCGTGGACGTGGTGCGTGACGGCGTCAGCGACGGTGTAGACCGCGTTGCGAAAGACGGTCGCGCCAGTCGTCGGGGTGCCGCTGTAGGGATGGTCCAGCGTCAGCGTCGTCGTGCCGCCACCGCTGGCGATGCGACCCATCTGCAAGCCCGCCGACGAAGCGAAGGCGATGACCTGCCCGTTCGCGGTGGTCGTGCCGACGACGGCAATGATGCCCGACGCTGGCGTGTGACCCGATGCAGCGACAGTCGGCGCGACACCCGACGTCGCCGGAGCGACAGCGCCGAAGAGCGAGGCAAGCAGATAGCCCTGCTCCATCTTCGCTTCCCAATCGGTGACAGCCGCGCCCGTGTTGCTGTTGACGCCGCGCATCTCGGTGGCGACGGAGATATCGGCGAGGTCCTGCACACCACGCACATGCGAGTAGCGCCGGCCCGACAGGCTCCGCAGCGACCGCGCAATCGGCGCACGGTTGCGCGGAAGGAACGACGCGCCGTCGTCGGTGAGACGGAGGGGAACCAGCGTCGGTGTGCCCGTGAACGTGAATGCGTTCGTGTGGAGGCCGTAGCGCAGGGTAGAGAGTCTGGCGACGTCGGTCATGTGCTGTACCTCACTTCAAGAGTCATTCGGAGTCGGCGAGCACCGCTCACCTGCTCCACAGTGTAGGGCGCTACGTCGGTCCCTGCTGGCGTGACAGCGACGATGCCGCTCGTGGCGCGGTCCCAGTTGGACCCGAGGGCGAATGCCGCCGCAAGCTGCGCGGCATCGGTCGGGATGGCCTCGTCGATAGCCGAGGTGTTGCCGACGCTGTCGACGTACTCGACGACGATCTCCCACGTCAGACGGTGCCGGGTCTGCTGCACCTGGTACGGCCCCTCGGCTGCACCCGACAACACGCGACCCCACCATCGGCGCGACTGCGTTCCGACCGTCTCGTCGTGACCCGCCACATCGTGCGTAAAACGCGACGGGAGCCCACGCGAGACGACGGCAGGGGTGATGCCGCCGGGGATCGCCACGAGGGCGCGGCGGGCATCCTGCCACGTCACCGTGAAATCCTCATGAAGCGCGGACCCTG